CCGCTGACAGGTGCACCCACGTTTCCGCCGCAACATTAAAAGCCATGTTTTGCGCTGCACAAGGCTCGGCAACCGGCCAATACCAATCGCAAGTGCCCTGTGTAGCCGACGCGAACCGCACCTTGAAGCTGATATAGTACTTGTGTGATGCAACCAGATTGTGCGCTGCGGATGTCAGTGTACATTCTCCAGCGCCGGAAGGGGTGATTTTGACACTGTATCTAGCGCCGTCTTCCGGAGTGATTGTAGTTGACTGCCAAGAACAGTTGTTGCGTACAGCCGCGAAATAACCACGATTCCCATTGCCGACTATATTTGTTAGTGTTACATTAGTTGCCATATATTTTGCCCCTTAGTACGCGCTGTTGATTGCCGCTACGATTGCAGCATCAACGTAAGATTTGATTGCGTTGGCAATCCCAAGATCGGCAAACAGTTCGGCGATCGTGCGGTAGTACACCCAGCCGCTGTCGTCCAGCACGGCGATCTTGCCCGGTGTACGCCCCAGATCGCTAGCGGCAGTGGATTGCAGCCACGTGCCCGTGATGTACTTGCCAGTCAGGTTGCCGGTCAGCGTTCCGCCGGAGGTAGACAGCTTGCTGTCCAGCGCGGCCTTGACGGTCTTGTTCTGCACGGGGTTGGTAGATGTGTCCGACATGGCGTCGTCCACGGTCACGCCGCCGCCACCACTTGCAACCTTGCTGTCCACGTATCCCTTTGTCGCAGCATAGTTGTCCGTGCCAGCGCCCGTCGGGGTGCGAAGATTTGCAATCGCTACTGGCGCATTTTCGTTTACATCTTCCAGCCTGATTTCTGCGTATTTTTCTCCGATGCCAATCGTGCTCAGATACACACCGGCCGAGTCTGTGGCCCTCTCCTTGCGAATCATAACCGGCGATGTAAGGATTGGAGTGAACGCACTCGCCGCGTCAACATTCTCCCTCGCCTGTGCCTTCTGTGCGTCAGTGAGCGTCTGCGCCGCGTCGTATCGCACCGCCCGGTCATCGACGTACTTCTTGGGCGCCGCGTCGTCATCCTCGGTCGGCGATGCCACTTTCAGGCGGGCAATTGGCGCTACACCAGTCATGGGGTCTGAGCCGTGCGAAATGCGTCCGACGTCAGAACCCGCTTTCTCGAAATGGATGCCTGTGTCCGTGCTCGTCCTGCCAGTAGATACAGACCCCTCAGCGCTGACTGTAAGCCCAACGCTCAAATGACCCAAAATTTCGCCGCCCTGTGTTGACAGCTTGCCGTCCAGCGCCGCCTTGACGGCCTTGTTCTGGACAGGGTTGGTAGATGTGTCAGACATGGCGTCGTCGACGATGGTCTTGTTTGCACCCGCCTCCACGCCGTCGAGCTTCACCTTATCCGCAGCAGACATTAGACCTGCCGCGCCGGTTGTCGCTTCCGCTGTTCCCGCTTTACCGTCCAGTGCGGTTTTGACCGCTTTGTTTTGGACAGGGTTCGTACTGGTCTCGTCAAGCGTTGCGTCCACGATGGTCTTCGTTGCGCCCGCCTCGATACCACTCAGTTTGGTGTAGTTGGCAGCCGTCATCAGGCCATCGCGCTTGCTGGTCGCGGGCAGCGTGACCCCGCTTAGCTGCTCAAAACGGCGCGCAATTATGCCATTCTCCACGGCGTTTTTGGATTCAGTGTCCAGCGCGTCATCGACAGGGAAGATGGATTCTTTGGTGCGCAGCGCATAGGCTCCGTCCACGACCTGAATCAGCATCGTATCGTTTTTGACACTGACCGGGGGCAGGGAACCGCGGCTGTCGATGTACTTCATGACCACCTTGTTCTGCACAGGGTTGGTAGATGTGTCAGACATGACGTCATCGACGATGGTCTTGGTCGCGCCGTCCTCCACACCGTCCAGTTTGACCTTATCCGCGCTCGACATCAGGCCGTTGGCGGACGTGGTCGCCGCCGCCGTGCCCGCTTTCGCGTTCAGCGCCGCCGTCACGGTCTTGTTCATGATCGCTGCCGTGGACACCGGCGACAGCGTGTCGTCCACGTCCACATCCTTGGCGTGCGCCTCAACGGTGTCGAGCTTGCGCTTATCCGCCGCCGACATCAGGCCGTCGGATTTCTGCGTTGCGGCCGCTTTGTCCGCCTTCGCGTTCCAGGCTGCCATTTTTCCCGCCGTGATGCCGTCAAGCACCGCAAGATTTTTGTGCGTGTGCCGTGCCTTGGTGTTGGCGGCAATCTCTTTGACCAGCCCCGGCGTTGAGGCTGTGGCACCGTTCGTGCGCTGGTACCACTTGGCGTATTCGTCGAGCGCGGCGTTAAAGAGCATCATGCTGTCGGTGTAGTGCGCCGTCTCATGCGCAGCATAGTCGCACATGGCGATGACGTAGTACACGTACAGCCGGTCAAACGGTGCGGGCACGAGCAGCTTGGTGCTGCGGTCGGTGTCCGCGTCGTAGGTGATGCACTGTTCGGGCGCCGTGCCGAGGATGCGCGTCTGGATCATGCTCTCGCACTCGTTGAGCCACAGGAGCTTTGCCGTCTCGTCCCACGCGTTCGGGCAGATGGCGTCGATGCGCGTGAGCGCCTGCTGAAGCGTTGCCATGGTCAGAGCCCCAGCGCGCCGCTCTCGGCGGCAAAGCGGGCGGTCTCGCGCTCGATGAGCGCGCCGGTGCGTGCATCCTGTGCCTCACCCTGCGCGAGCACGAGCGCGAAGCGGCGCGGGATGGTCACGTCCTCGCCGCGCGGGATGCGCACGGTCTCGCCGTTGACGGTCACGAGTTTGTCCTCCTTGTAGCTGCCGTTGTCGCGGAACAGACGCACGGTCACGGGTTCGCTCAGCCAGGCCTCAGCGGCGGCACGGTCGGTCTTTTTTCTGGTTGCCATAGTATAT